ATGTCTATTATGGAAATTAATTTGAAATACTTTAAAGCCCTAGCCTTTCTTGCCCTTACACTGACCACCTACACCGCACAGGAAAATGATACATCTGTATTGAAAAAATCCCTCAAGCCTTGGCAGCCGATTGAAGTCTCAAAAAGTGGCGACACGCTAACCCATCGGTTTCTCAACCAGCTAACCGCAGCTCGGCTTACCATACGATGCGCCCATCTGGTGTATGGCCTTTGGCCTGTTTTACTATACTGAAATCAACTATTCCATATGGATAAATTTTATTTACTTTAAATACAAGATTAGCAGCCAATTGCATTTTTGATTTAGCAACTGCAGTGCGCAAAACGATATTTGACGTCCCTTTTATTTTAGCGCTAGGATAAATAAGACCGTCAACACTAGGGTGTTTATCAAGCAGAAGACGGCAAAAAACTCTTGAATAAATATAATTCACCTCATGGGCATTTACACTATTTAGCAACTCAGCAGAAAGGGCATCCATATACAAATATGATAGTAAAGCGCGGATATCGTCCTTACCAATCCTGCTAATGGCGTCGCGAATTTCATTAAAAACCTCAATTGAAATTGTATTTACACCATGATAAGCATTAAACACCGCGCCGATAGCAAAACATCGCATTCCAGACTCTGAAATTTTCGGCGTCTCAAAATGAGCAATGTGAACATAATCCCCTTCCTTTGCATTAATTTCGGCTAAAGCTGTTCCGATGCTATAGGCGCCATAGAAGATATCTTGTCCATCTTCATTCATTCGGCCTATTTTACATTTCTCTGGTGGAGGGGGATATATCTCACTGATATTATTATATCCGCATTCATTTTGGCACTTCCGTGCTCTAAAAATTGGCCTGTCATAACCGAACTTGAAATTAATACCGCCATATGATTGAAGATACCATCTAAGCAATCCCTCTACTTTTTCTGGTTCTATAGTGGCTAGTAATTCTTTACGAAACAGATCAAGGCTATTTAATTCAATTACCTTTAGCTTATTATCCATGACTATTCCTATAATTTTAGAACTTCGTTATTAGTCTTACACTGCCTGCTGACGTGTTCCCACCGCTGAGTCTATTGCAGAGGCTAACAATTTATAGCTATTTTTCAATATACTAGTGCAAAAAATCAAGACTTTCTAGAAGTTGTTAGTTGAACACTAAAGGCAAGCGCCAGCATTCAGACAAGGCGGAGGGGAAAGCCCATATATCAGCAATGTCGATCGGTTAAGCGATTTTATGAATTAAAATTCATCTTGTGCATCAAGGAATAACGAAGGAATAAATCTTTCAGCCATGTTTCCTCCGCTCAAGATTCGGGTTATCGAATCACAATTCCTTAACTGAACGGCATTGCCGCATTTGCGGAGCTTTCTTTTGATCACTGCCAGTGGATTTGTTGCTGGCCTGAGGATGTCGGGTGCGGTGCCGCTGGTACAACAACCCCCGGTGATACAATAAAACGTTCGATCGTTTCTGTGGTCACAAACGTCGCGCTGCAGTTGATATTTGTGCACTGGTGATAACGCTCTTTTGTCGTGTCGGAAAAATAGCGACTTGTGCGAGCGTGGGCGGCGTAATGGCATTTAGGACAGTGGAACATGGTGAGCACCTCAGGTCGTTTTTGACGCGTCAATATTAACCATTAAATCCATATAAATCAAATAGATAAACAAACATCATTGTGTTACTTCTTCGTTTTCGTACTCCACATCCGAAACCTTAACCTCAAGCTCTAAGCCCGTCGTGTAGCCGTTCCCGTTAAGGTTATGCACCACCCGGCTGATTATCCACGCCTGCTCGTCTATAACGCGCTTAAAGCCTTTGACCGCTACTGGCGTTTCAGGAAATAAATCCGCCCGGCCAACAGCCAGCGAGATTGAAAACTCCGCAACGCCGCGCTGCAGCTTGTCCCACTTTGCCTGAGCGGCGCGCATGGCCTGCGCCTTTGTCGCGTAGATGGTCGTGAGCTCCAGCACGTTGTCAGATTCACCGGCCATATACTCACCCTCGCGCGCTTCATGCTCCTTTTTAGCTTTGGGCTTTGCCGTGGCTTTGGTGGCTTTCGGGTGCTGCAGTGCGCGGAGGTGCTGCTCTTTCGGTTTGCGCTGGAGCTTTACCTTTTGCTTCTGCGGTTTCGGGTCTTTGGTGTGTAGCCATTTCGCCGTAACGCCGGTGTAAGCTTCCCGGTCAGCAATGGCAAACTGATGACGGTCTCCGTCGCCACGCTCAAGGGTCATCTGAGGAATGGGTTTCCCGCTGGCTGTCTTACCGCTCCCGGCTTTCAGGAATAACAGTTTCCCCGCTTTTACCGATACCACTGCGCCGTTCCGGTCAGCCAGCCGGGACAGAAACACCGCGTCGGACTCCTGCGACTGGTCAATGTGAGGCATGGGGATCACTTTCAGCGTGTCGGCCACACTGGCCGTCAGTTTGTTGCGTGCTGCAATAGTCTCCACGATTTGCCCGATAGTGGTGTTATGCCATGACTGCTCGCGGCGTGAGTTCAATGTCCCGCGCAAATCGGCGCTGCGCCCCCGGATAGTCAGCGTATCGGGCGTGCCCCGGTGCTCGATTTCATCAACTGTGAAGCTCCCTTTATTCAGCAAGGCCGAGCCCTGCCAGCCTAACCACAGCGTCAGCTTTGCACCGCGCGGCGGCAACTCGACAAGCCCGTCGGTATCATCGAGCTCAATGTCGAGCTGGTCAGCCGCGAATCCCCGATTGTCAGTCATGGTGAGGCTGATTAGTCTGTCGCTGAAATTCTGAGTGATATCATCGCCATCGAGCGTCAGCATAAACGCCGGGGCAATCTGCGCCCCGGCCTGAATATTCATACCCGTAATCATCCCGCCAGCCCTCCCAGCCAGTTACCGGCAGATGTCACCAGATTGTCGGCCTGCGTTTTCAGGTCGCCGTATATCGCCGCGAGCGACTCATCGACCCGTTTCAGCGAGAGGCTAAACTCGATTTTTCTGGCCGCGCCGTCGCTGAATAATTCGCTGTGCGTGTGGGTCACTTTATCGATGACATACATGCCGTGGATCGTGCCCGTTCCGTCAATCAGCGGCCACGCCCTGCCCTCGTCGGCCATCAGCTCGATGGCGGTCAGTGAGAGGCGACCGCCGGTGATTTCGGGGTAGAGCACGCCCGAGAGCGTGCGCGAGGTTTCCCCCTCCCCGAGAAACTGATAGGCCGGTGGTTTGCCGATGCGGTCGTTAGACGCCCAGCGGTAGCCCTTCGAATACTGCATCGACTGATGCGGCAGCGTTCGGCGCTCAAATACAAATAAACCCAGTACCATTAACATGCTTTAGCCCTCATCAGTCATGGCGCATACTTGAGCGCTGGCGCGCACGATTTTCCCGGTCGAGTTTATCGACGGCCTCCCTGAGCTGGCGGTCGAGGTCACTGCCCGGGGCAACGCCCCCCTGTAAAGTGATGTGATATTCAGGTTTGCTCTGGTCAACATAGGTATTTCCGGCAGGAGCCGTCACCGGCTGATACATCGGATTAACGCCATAGACGGTGTTTGGTCGGATATATGGCTCGTTATTCGGGGCCGTTGCGGCGCTGGCTTTTGCGGCTTTCTGGTCAAGGTCGCTCGATTCTTTGTTGATAACCCCGAGCTTTTCCAGCAGCCAGTTAACGCCGCCGCGCAGTTTGTTGAAACTATTGAGCGGTAACATCAGCGCGTCGGCCAGTGCCTTACCGAATACCACCCCCGCATTTTTACAGCTGTCGAGCGTCTCCTGCGTTGCCTTCACCGGCGCTATCAGCTCTTTAAACCACTGCCAGACCCCGCGCAATTTATCCATAAATGAATCAAACACCGGCGCGAGCGGGGCAAAGATTTCCGCCACCGGCGCAAAGGCCGCTTTAAGCCCCTCCATCACACCCGAAAAGAAAGCGCTGATAGGCTCCCAGTATTTACGGATAAGCAGCGCCCCGGCCACAAATGCCGCAACCACAGCGACAACCGGCCAGGTAACAGCAACGAGCACAGAGACAATGGCACTCCCCATTGCGGCCAACGTTGTACCGAGAAAGCCAGCAGCTGCGATAATCGCGTTTATGCCTGTAATAACAGGCCATGCAATCAGGCCAATCCCCCCCAGCACGCCGACCAGCGCCAGCCCACCGGCGACAAGATTAAACAGGGTTTGCGTCAGTTCAGGGTTAGCTTTCGCCCAGGCTGAAACCTTACCAAGCCACTCAGTCGCGGAAACCGTCAGGCGGCGCAGTGCTGAGTTTTCTTTGTCGAATACCTCAATCTGCAGGTCTTCCCATGCTGACTGCAGGTTTTTCAGATCGCCGTCGAGGTTGTCCGTCTGTATTTTCGCAATAAGCTCTGTCGTGCCTTTAGAATCACGTATGGTCTGGCGTTTCTTATCGAGCGAGCCATCACCGGCAGCGGCGACGAGTTTAATCGCCCCCTTCATTGCCTCCTCACCAAAGATGACTTTCAGGTATTCGCCCTGCTCCGCGGTGCCGAGCTTGTTTTTCGCAAAGGACTTATGAATATCTTTAAGGATTTTCTCGACCGGCAGCATGTTCCCTTTGCCGTCGCGGGTTTTCACGCCTAATTCGGCAATGGCCTCAACGGCCTTACCCATAGGAGCCTGCAGACGGTTGAAAATGGCACTCGCACCCGTACCGGCCATCGAGCCTTTAATCCCGTTATCCGCCAGAATGCCGAGCATGGCGGTCGTGTCTTCGATGCTCGCACCTGCAGCCTCAGAAATTGGCGCGACATATTTCATCGCCTCGCCCAGCTCGACGAGGCCGGTGTTTGATGACGTAAAGCCTTTCGTCATCACATCCGCGACACGCTCAATCTCGGTGGTCGGCAGGTTAAATGCCGACTGCATGTTAGTGATAATGTCGGCGGCTTCTGCGATATCCACGTCTGCCGCGAGGCTCAGGTTTACGGTCGAACCGGTCGCAGCCAGCACGTCATCGGCGTTATAGCCCGAGCGTGCGAGCGTGGTCTGCGTGCGCGCTACATCACCCGGCGAAAAGGCGGTTGTCGCACCGATATCACGCGCCTGTTGACGAATGGCCGCGAGCTTATCATCGCCCTTATCGAGCCCGAGGATCGCCTGCGTGCCTGACATCTGCTTATCAAAACCGATACCCGGCGCAATAAAGCGTGACGCACCATAAAGCCCGGCAGTCGCCACCCCGACGCCCACCATCCCGGCATTACGCGCACCGGCGGCGAGCTTTTGCCCGGATTCATAGCGGCTTTTTACCGCGCTGAGTCTGGCCTGTTGCTGGCTGACGCTCGCCAGCGCATCACGCTGCCGGTTAAGCTGCGCGGTGGTCTCGCTGATGCTGGATTTCAGACGGCGCTCATCCGCCGACAGCGTGCGAGTATTAATACCGGCCTGCGCGAGCTCCGTGCGCTGGCGCTGCACCGACTGCCTGAGCCCGTTATATTTGAGCTGCAGGTCAGCGGCGGATTTCTTTGCCGCCTCCATTGCGCGCACCTGCGCGTTAGTGGGGTTTTCGGTGTTTTTAAACTGGACGGCCAGCGCGGCGGCCTCCTGTTTCGCTTTGTTAAGCGACTGACCGGTCACGGCAAGCTGTGCGCTCGCTTTCCTGAATCCGTCAATTCGGGACGCCTGCGCATTCAGATCGCGCAGGGTGTTTTGAGAAGTGCGGATATCGCCAGCAAGGGATTTACTGGCGTTCTGGATAGCTTTGAGCGGTCGGCTTGCCCGGTCTACTGCGTTAAGCAGCACCTCAAGTCTGACGTTATTGCTCATGATGGTTTCCGCTTCGCTGCAGCGCCTTATCGCGCCATGTGATGAGCTCGGTCACGCTCAGGGAATAAAGCTCTGATGGCGGCCAGTGAAAAATCACCGCGATATCCGCCATCAGGTCATCGACCGAAAGGTTTTCGGGGAATGTCAGCGAGCCGAAGATGGCGACAAAAAACCAACCACCTTACCGGCGAATAAAATCAAGTCTGACGCTTCCAGACGCATGACCTCATGCTCGGTGAGCGCCGGGTAAGTCATGCGCGGCAGCACCTTAATCAGCGCCTCAACGTCAGAGTTTGCCAGCGAGGCCAGACTCACGCCGCGCAGGGTTCCCGCGTTGGGTTTTGTGACCGTAACCTGCTCGATTTTCTGCTCACCGCGCATGATGGGGTTATCGAGGATCACAATGTTCGGGTTTTCGGTTTCGTTGATATTTTCCATGATATTTCTCTCGTCAAAGTTAAATGACCGGCCAGCATTGCCGACCGGTTAAGGGGTTACAGGCCGATGGCCTTACGGTGTTCCGCCAGACGGTCGACGCCGTCGACTTTCATCACCATGTTGATGACGTCAATCTCGATGACCTCTTTCCCGTCAATCGTGAGCTGGTAGTAAGTGCACTCGGTCGAGATTTTGGTCGTGCCGCTTTCGCCCTGTTTGTTTTCGCCGCCGTCATACTCTTTATGACGGCCACGCATGACCACTTCAACGGCAGAAATTGCGCCGGTGTCATCGCGCTGGTATGAGCCGGTAAAACGCAGCGGCACGCTATCCGCGCCCGGTGACGCGTACTGCGCCCACAGCTCGATATCAGGCAGACCGCCGAGCGTCCACTCAAGCGACAGCGCGTCATCATCGAGGCCGAGGTCAATCGACACCGAGCCCGGCATCCCGCCGCCACGGTATTTCTCAAGCTTACGGGTCAGCTTTGGCAGGGTCACGGATTCAACGACGCCCATGTAGCTGAGACCGTCGTTGAACATATTCAGATATTTCAGTTTGCGTGGTAATGCCATGCTCTCAACTCCTTAGCTGTTGACCGACTCTGACAGGTTCGCCAGATAGGTATCGGTGATGCGCTGGCGCAGGGTCAGGTTTTCCAGCGGTGGGACGGGGGTGTAGTCGTAATCGATATACAGTTTCCCCACCTTCAGCGTTTCGACGCTGTTTGACTCCGGGTCGTACCAGCAGGAGCCGTCAACGATATAGCCGTTGTTTTTCAGCTCGCGGAATTTGGCATTGATACCGGCGACGATGTCGCGGATAAGCGTTGCGGTGACGGGTTTATCAATCGCCCAGGCGTGCGCCTCCGCCATGGTATCGGCGAGCACCTGCGCCGTGCGGGTGTAGTTTTCAAACAGAAATAACGGGTCGTCAGAGCAGGTGCGGTTGCCCCAGAACTTAAAGCCGTCGTTACGAATCAACGTGGTGACACCGGCCTGATTTAACAGGTTCGCGTCAGTGGCTTTTTCCTGCAAATCCCATGAGACCGAGGCGCTGACGCCGGTGACGCCATTCACGCCGACGTTAGACAGCGTTTTGTGCCAGCCGGTCTCCTGGTCGATTTTGGCACGCAGGCCGAGCGCACGGGCGGTCGCCCATGTAATATCCGTCTCGTTCGCCGTGGTGTCCCATGCCAGAAAATCAGGATGGATGACCATCAGCTCGCGTTGGCTGAAGTTTTCACGGTATTTGATGGCGTCAGAAATGGTCTTGCAGCCCCATGCGCTGATATAGCCAAACGCGCGCAGGCTTTGACAGGTCGCCGCGAGCGCGGTCGCCACTTCCTGTGTGTCCAACCCCGGCACGCCGAGAATGCGCGGCTTGACGCCGGTGACGGTTTTTGCGGTCAGTAGCGCTTTCAGTCCGGTGTATTTGCCGTTCTCGTCGGTTGTGCCGATGATGTTGGAAATGGTCTCTTTCTGCGCCGCTTCCGGGTCTTCCGGGTCGTCGATACCTTCGGCCACGCGGACAACCACAACGACCGGCTTGCACTGGTCGGCAATGGCCTGCAGGGATTTTGACAGGGTGCCAAGTTTACCGGCCTTACCGATCGCGTTTTGCACGCTGGTAATCAGTACCGGCTCATTAAGCGGGAATGTTAAATCGTCAGCATCGCTGGCCGTGCAGACCATGCCGATGATGGCCGTCGAGACGGTGGAAATGGTGCGCGTGCCATCGTTAATCTCGATGACCTCGACGCCATGATGATAGTCGCTCATCTGTTTAACTCCGTGGTTAAGGGATGCGACCATTTTCGGTTGTATGATTTACAAGCGCGATAAAACAGCGTTGGCGGGAGAATGAGACAACAAACAAAAACCCTCCGGGCGGAGGGCTGCATTCAGTCAGGTTTTTCAGGCCACTCGATATCCGGTGCGGTGCTAATATCCAGCCGGTTTAATATCACACGGTAACGCTTCAAGCGAGAGAGAGCAGATAACTCATCATCTGTAGCCATACCAAGCTCATCAGCGTCCTGCAAAACCGCTATTGCTTCACCAGCCTCCCGAATAAGCCTGGACTTTTCCCCTTCAGCAATCTCCCTTAACTCCTGCGGCGTGGGGGGCTCAGGCTCAGACAAAACGGGCTTCCCATGTTCATCTGGCGTGATTACCTTTCCCGTTGCCTGACCACTGATAAGATATTCATACCATTGATTTGAAATCTCACTAATATCGTCAGGTAAAGAACCGGCCTGATCATAATCCGACATGAGAGCAGAAACATAAAACGCATTTGTTTCCGCGCTGTAAAAATAAGTATTGTCCATATTAATACCCCACCGCATACCAGTAGACGCCGTGACCATCACTCCCCACGGATGCCCCTGTTTTTGTAAAACTGGTTACATACGTCCAGTTATTTTGCGCGCCATCGTTCACTTTACGAATGATGGTGTTTTGCACATTCACGCAAGCTGATGGAAAGGCTGTAGGAAAGGTAATGTTTACATTGCCTGTAACAGAACTTGAAACCACACCCCACTGAAAAATCATTCCCGTATTGGCGTCCTTATACCAGCCATTCGCCGCTTTCGATGCAGAATTAATTTTTTGAAAGCGCGCGTCGCTTTCCGCTTTGGTGTATGCCGTTCCCGTTGGCGTGTAATTGCCCTTTGGCTGGAAACGTGCGTCACTCTCAGCCTTAGTGTAAGCGCCCGTTTTTGCCATATATCCGGCATCAGACTGCGCCTTTGTATAATATCGGGCGTCAAAATTTGCGTAATTAGCCAGAGCCAGTTTATTCATGGTGATGTCACCCGTCGCCAGGCTGACAGTAAAAGGACGCAAACTGTTAAACGTGCCGAGCGAATCACCAGAATTCGTGACCAGCAGATAGAGGCTTCCACCATCATTACGCCAGAACGCCCCATAGCTGCCATAAGCAATGCGAAAACCGTTAGCGCTTCTGGAAACAAATTCCCCTGATGACGTTATTCCGCCTGCAAAACTGGAAACACCATTAAAGCTAAATGATACAGAACCATCTTTATTTCGCTGTGAATAAAAATGATACCCTGTGGCATCTTTAAACTCTAACACTGTCGGCCTGTCGGCATTCCCCCATAAAAGCAGTGAGCCGTTAGCTGTTGACGAGTTCTGAGAGCTAATTTCAAACCTTCTGCCATTCCCCACCGAAAGCGTGCCATTTACTGTCGCATTACCTGTAACCGTACCGCCAGTTACTGGCAGAGCGCCAACCTCCCCGGCAGTGGGTTTATTAGCCGCATCATACTGTTTAGCCCAGGCTGACCACGTGCCGCTGTACAGCGTGCGGATGTATGAGCGTGAATTGTTGTAAACGCGGTAAACCTGCGTGATACCCGCGTGCTTATAAACCTCCAGCGAACCGGCCATTGCCTCGGGGTAGTTTTTCCCGGTTTGCGCCTGCGCGTTTGCTGGCTGGTAATACAGTCCCGGCGTGGTGTAGGCGTTTAAGTCCTCAGCATTACCAATCCCGACAGTCTGACCGTTAAAAATATCCTGCGCCGTAATACTGATATCGGCACTCAGCGCCCGGCCATTGATCTTGCGCCCTGACGGAACTCGCCCGTTGGCATTGTCATTTGCAGCCTTAACGGCTTTCGGTGTCGCCGCCAGTGCCTCAGACGCGCTGTCGGTCGCGCTACTGAGCTGGACGATACCCTTTTGTGCCGTGGTAGCGTCCTGAGCCGTGTATTTTCCTTTCGCAAGGTCATACGCCGCCTTAACCGCTTTCGGTGTCGCGGCGACGCTCTCAGACGTGCTGTCGGTTGCGCTGCTGAGCTGGACAATACCCTTTTGCGCCGTGGTGGCGTCCTGAGCCGTGTATTTCCCTTTGGCAAGGTCATAGGCCGCCTTAACCGCTTTCGGCGTCGCTGCGACGCTCTCAGACGCGCTGTCGGTCGCACTGCTTAGCTGAGTGAAACCCTTTGCGGTGAGCGTGGCGTCAGGATGGCGACGGGACTGCTCATGCTCCGCGAGCTTATCGTCTACGTAGTCCTGCGTGGCCATCACCATTGAGGTATCGATCGTCAGCTCGACTGACTCGATGTCGCTCACCATGATAACCATACGCACGGTCTGCGCGCGCCCTGAGCCCTCTGCGAGCGCGGGTTTGTAGCTTTCGGCCATATTCCCGACCGCAATCAGCGTGCCGGTGTCATCGTAGAGCCCGAGCTCACGCATCCAGAAACCACCGGTCTCAGGCGGGATAAGCAGCTCCGCCACGACATAATTTTTATTCTTCTTGTCCTGGCTGATTTTGTTCAGCGCGTGACGCCAGACCTCTTTGACGAGCTTTGTCTGGTTCGGGTCAGGCACCGGCAGCGTGCCGCCGCCGTCACCGACGGCCATCGCCGTAAAATTCACTTTCTTCCCGTTCGGGACGTTCGCTGCAGCCAGCTTAATCGCACCGGCTTTGGTGATGACCGTTTTATATTTCACTGTCATTGTGCTCTCACTTATCCGGGGTAAACCGTGATGATGTCGCCGTCATAGGACAGAGCGCCGGTGTAGAGGTAGCCGGGGATGTCCTGAATAATATTGAGGCCGATTAAATGGCGGCTGGCTGGCTTTGCATCGGCAATAAGCCGCTCCATTTCGTAGTACATTTCCTCGGTGATGCCCGTCTCTAACACGCCGATATCGAGGCGAAACGTGCCGGGCGGGTCGTTTGTCTCCCACCATTCAGACACGTTTATCAGATAGCCGAGCGGCTCCACCACGCGCCGCACTGCGCCAATCGTTCCCTTGTGCGCATGGATAAACCACGCCGCGCGGATCACTTCCCGTTTTGTGGTCTCCGGCCAGCTCTCATCCCATCGGTCAACGGAAAACGCCCACGCCAGCCACGGCAGCAGGCTTGCCGGGCAGTCGTCAGGGCTCCAGAGACGGCGCAGGGGAACGGGGGTGCTTTCGATTTCAGCGCAGGCGCGCGCCGCCGCCACCTCAAGCGGCGAGGAGCCCACCGGCAACAGGCGGGTACTACTCATCGTTACCCCCTATGGTGACGCTGTACTCGGTGCACCATGACGCCTGCGTGTCATCGAGCACGATGTCGGCCACCGGCGCGGCCAGCTCGACGCGCTGCACACCTTCGACGTGAAGCGCCGCATAGATGGCAGATTTACGGATGTCACGCCCGAGGCGGTGCTGCGCGGTGATATACGCCTGCAGCTTTGCTTTTGCCGCACTGAGCACCGGCTCACTTTCGGGACCGGGGTAAAGGTAAAGCGACGCGGTGATTTTATAATCGACAATTTTCGCTGACTGCACGGTCACGCGGTCGGCCACCGGCCGGACGTCCTCGTCGTTAAGTGCAGTGCGCACGATGGCGAGCAGCTCGTCAGAGGCTACGCCGTTATTTTCACGCGACAGCACAGACACGGTCACACACGCAGGCTCGGGACTGATAACCGAAATATCCGCGACACGCCCGTCAGCGCTGCGGCCATGAAACTGATATGCGCCGGTTGACCCGGCGGTACTCAGCCCCTCAAAAGCCTGCTGAATTCGCAGGCGGTAGTCGGTATTCGACTCCATCACTGCTGGCGTGGGCGGAAACGTCGTGTCGTCTGCAGGCGAAATGACGAGGCGCTCGACGTTATAATTTCCGCCTATCTGGTCAAGGTCGGCATCTTCTGCATACGCCAGCATGACCGCACGCGCGGCCTCGCTGACGCGCTGTCGCCAGATAACTTCCCGGTAGGCGTTTTCCTGCAGCACTTTAACAATCGGCTCTGATTCGAGCGTCAGGGTGCGCGCGACTGCCTCATGCTGTTCCTCGGGATAAAGCGAGACGAGCGTCGCCTTACGCTCTGCGAGGATGGTCTCATAGTCCAGCACTTCCACGACATCAGGCGCGGCGAGCTGGTTCAGATCAACAATTGCCATAGCGTTTAACTCAGTGGAATGGTGAGGGAAAAGGGCTGGTTGTTAGCCGCGCGCGTGCCGGTGATGTCGACATACAGCCCGCCGTCATCCTCCGACCGCTCAAAGGTGATGCTCGTCAGGCTGACGCGGGGCTCCCATTTCTGGATCGCGGAATAACACGCGGCCATAATCTGCAGGCGCAGCGCCTTGGTCTGCGGCTGGTCAATCAGCGCCGACAGGAGCGAGCCGTATTCACGGCGCATGACGCGCGAGCCAACCGGCGTAACCAGAATGTCGCGCACGCTTTGCCGGATATGCTCAACCTCAGAGATACTGAGGCCGGTCTTGCTGTTCATTCCCAGATAACGCACCGTCATTGCGTCCCCTTAGTCCAGCTTCCGCCGCTCTGTACGTTGCCGTGCGCGTGGTTATCCACCTGCACACCGTTTGAGGTCAGTTTTCCGCCGGTGTGCTCGATGTCGCCGGTCATCTTCCCGCCTTTCTGTACTTCGAGCGTGCCGGTCGTCAGCTTGTTGGTGCATACCACCTCGGGTGTGTCGAGCGTGATACGGGTTTCCGCTTTCACCAGTACCAGCGGCACAGTGGCCGTAATGGAATCCGACGCGGTGACGTCGGCGGTTTTGATACCGGAGACGGTGAGCGCCCCGCTTTCGGGCTCGTACTCGATAACCGCCCCGTCAGGAAAGGCGACGTGAATCGCATCGGGCGAGGCAGACGGCGCAGGATGGTCGTTAGAGAAAATGCCCGGCAGCACAAAGGCGGTATCGAGCTCGCCGCCGATGGCCAGCAATAACACCTGCTCACCGACCGAGGGAGCCCACCACACGCGAGAGCGACCGGCGCGACAGGAGAGCCAGTTTAACCAGGTGGTTTGCATACCGCCGGTCTGGACGCGACACAGCCCCTCGTCGTGGTCGACGTCGGTCACGATGCCGGTGCGGATAAGATTGCGGATCGCGCGTGCGATGTCCTGTAGAGAATTTAAATTATTCATGGGGAAAGGATGCCGCCGGGCAACGCCAGCGGCAATCGAGCAGGGTTTTGTGAGGCATGAAACAACAACGACAACAACCTGAATAACGCTATCTCAACTTCAAAAACACGAGGACAAACTAGTCTTATTTTTGTACCGCACCATATATTCAAATCATTAAAAAATTAAGCGCGGATGATTAATCGTTAATCAACAACAACTTCAAAATCCACACCAGAAATATTCAACCTAACCTCATCACCAATAACCGAAATAAAGTCAGCCTCATTAGTAAGAAAGTAACCGTCAGGACTCCTTGCCCCAACTATCGTCCCATAAGCAGTGTTAAATGACATGCCCTCTGAAATAGAATATGTATAACCATTGTATCCCTGCTGGTACAAACCATCCGTTCCCTTTGGGTAATTAGCATAGCGTTGCTTATTATACTTTGGTTTAAATGTATTAATTACAGCTTTCTCAGCATCTGCGATTATTCTATGGTAATCAACAGAGAAATTTAAATCTTCATCATCAAAGTCATCTGACCCACTAAAAGTGGTAAGGGTAATGGGCTCAATCTGAAACAGCAAAAGAAATGTTTCATCGCTTACTCTCGCACCACTTGAACGCTGTTCTTCTCCAGCTAAGATATCCATCCTCGCTTTATGGCCCTTTGCGATCAAACGACTATAACTATCTTGATTTTCTTTAGCAATTCCTACATATAACATATCAAAATTTGTTAGCTCACGATAATTATCAAATCCGCTTACAAAATCCTCGTATCTACCGCGCCGCATCAATAATTCATCTGGAGTAAGGTTCATAACTATTTCATTACCATAAAGTAGTGTAATGAAATCCTCACTCGCTTTCATTCTAAGCAAAAATTCATCTGGTGCATCATTAAGAAAACGCATCCGAGAAATATGTATCAACCCCTTAGAATGCAATCCTGAATCAAGAACTATTTCGACCGATATGTTGTACTCACTATCAACGCTTGCGCCTCTGGCGAATTTTGCTTTTGATCTACCACATATCATATAAAAATGACTTTGTCGCAGTCTTTTTATAATTTCCACATCGTCATTCGTAATTCTAGCTGCTAATGAATTAGGTATCGGAGGTGCTACAAGATTTATAAAAGCGCTGCATGATTTGCGATCGTGTGTTGCCATTACCTACCCCTTGCAATTAATGTCAAATATATAAAAAGATCTTCGCGATGTTGCATCGACCCTGAGTTACAACTATAGTAGAGTGAAAATATGCTTCACTGCAAGAGGCATTATTACTTAGTTAACAAACCCATACGGTTACTGCCTTAGAACTTAACAGCTATTCAGACATTTAAATTATTCCATATCAACTTTCGCTCAAACAATGAATTATCAACTTATGAATAAGTTGCCTATCTGCTTGGTTAAATCCTAGTAGCTCGCGTTCTACATACTGCACATCTCGAGCATGTACGTTTGGCCGGTCTTTAAGTCCGTACTGATGAATCCGCGCAATGCGTTGCACCTTGCCGCTAAACTCCACCACAGCAACATCATTGCGTCCACTGGCTTTCATATAGCGACTCGTACGCAGCTTCTGGAACATCGCCCGTTTAATCCGCCCCGCCTTTGCCCTGAGCGGCTGACGCTTTCGCGCCTGATACGGTGAGCCGTCCGGGGCTTTTTGCTGTTTAATCCGTTGCTGTTGCGCCGCGCGCAGTTGTTTCGCTATCTCACCGGCAAGCTTTCGACGCCCTGAAGGTGACAGGGCAGCAATCAGCCCGGCGAGCTGCTCGTCAAAGGGTTTAAGCTCACTCATCCCATTTGCTCACCAGTTCGCCGTTGATATAGAGCTCTTTAGGCCGGGTGACGGGCTCCGGCAGCTGCGGCTCAGGGGCATAGCTCACATGCAGCGAGCCGTTTTCCTCTTTGATGAGGGTGCGCTCGGTGAGCTGCAGGCTGATGCTGATATCGACGCTGTCCCCGTCGTTCAAATCCATCTGGAAACGGTAGCCCTTCTTGCGGTCGTCATCGAGCGTGCAGATATCCGGCTGGTTTTCCCGGAGCCATGCGGCCACCGGCACGAAAATCAAATCAGGGTCGCCAACAAAATCACACACGATCACATTGAGTGTGTATTTTTTTTCGTGTGACAGCGAGGCCGCGAGCCGCGCATCGATATTCCCCTCATCGGCAAAGATGCGCATCATTTCGGGGTTTGTTTTTAACTGAGGAACAGCGTCAGTTAACGCCTTGCGCAGGCTGATTGCTTTCTTCATCGAGTTTATCCTGACAGTCTTTGACGGTTTCAATCTGCAGCGCGCAGGCCGCGAGCGCGTGCTCAAGCCTGCGGATATCTACACTCAGGTCGCCATTAACGACCGGATCGCTTTCCGGCATCGGGCAATAACTCACCTTCGGGCAGGCGCTGTAAACAATGACCGGCGGAGGCGCAACCGGCGCGGGTGTGCAGCCTGCGCACAACATCAGGCAGCCTGTCGCTATACCAGCGGCGTAACGTTTCATTCTCATTAATCAGACTCGTAATGGTTTCTTCCCGTCGCACGGCCATTGCACCGGCGGCGATTAACTCACCGCGTAAAGTGACCTGCGCGGTTTCGTTTTTCCTGGCAATTCCCTGCGAAACGGAAAGCTGGTTTTTCAGCATCCCGATCACGTTTTTCTGTTCAACTGCCACCTTGTTTGCCCGTTCAAAGGAGCGCATCAGGTTGCCGTTTTCATGACGCTGCCAGAGCACAACCGCCATTAGCGCGGCCAGTAAAAACAACATCACTTTCATTGAATACCCCTGATGCAGTAGGCACGCTCACGCGTGCGGCGATTTTCCAGCCCTTTATTGATTGAGCCATTCACATAAACCCAACGGGTGAGCTGGTCGCACGCCTGCCACCATTGATGACGCTTGATGTACGAGACCAGCGTTGAGCGGCAGGCCGCGCCGGTTCCCACGTTGAATGAGAAGCTGACCAGCGCGTCGTAAACGTGCTGCGGCATTTCCACCGGCGCGCAGACCGCGAGACGTTTCTCGACGGTCATCACATCCGCGACGAGGTTCGCCGCCGCCTGACGCTCGGTGATTTCCCCTTTAGGGACGACGCCTGCAGTGTGGCCGATGCCTGACGTCCACACTCCCGCGCTGCACTGGTAAGGCGTCAGGCGACAACCTTCGAGGTCGGCAATCAGCGCCAGCCCCTCGGGCGAGGTGTTAAGCAGTCGAAAGTCAGGCATCAGCGCCGCCAGCGCCAGCACTGCGGCCACACTGCAACGTTTAACGATTGATTTCACGAATAGCCCCCTTATCGAGTCCGATTGACGTCAGATAGAGATAGGTTTTGCGCTTAAACCAGTAGTTCGTCAGCGCGGTAAAAATGGCGCATCCGCCGCCCACGTAAAGCGCCATCTTTTCGGGTGAAATTGCCCCGAGATACGCCAGCGCAACGGCCAGCCAGTAGGCGATAAACGTGGTGATTTTTTCCATGCTCAGTCCCATAGATTCACCGTTTCGGTTCTGGCCGCGCTGTCGGTCTCGGGCAGCTCAATTGCCGTGCCGTGCGGCAGAATGACGCCGAGCTCAGACAGGCCGGGATTAGCCTCCAGCACGGTTTCGACCACGCCCTCAGTGCGCCCGTAATATCGAGCACAAATCGCGTCGAGGGTGTCGCCCTGCAGCGCATACGCTTTCATCAGATTTGCCCCACAATACAGCGCGCTTTGTCCTGGATGCGCGCCACTGACCAGCGCATATCCCGCCACATCTCATCGATAGTGCTGTCGATGCTGTCGGCCTTTTTGTCACCTTTGGCGGTCGCATCCACGCCGCGAAAGCGTTCATAGAGCGTGGCTGTCGTCATGGCACACACGGCGTTGAAATAGTGGAAAACGCGCACGCTCTCGCCGTCGAGCTGGTCGGTCGGGACATCCGCCAGCGTGGCGTGACCGGTTTCGAGCTGGCGCTCGCGCCATTCGCTCAGCTCCGCATTTGTCTCCGCGATGGCGGTCTTAATCGCCCGGCGCAGGCGCACGGGGGAAACGGTTTGCTCTAAACGCATTTCCTCCCGCACGCGCTTCGGATCCACGTCAGGAAAAAACAGGGTGTTTTTGATTAGCGGCTCGCTCACGCCCGGCGGCGGTATCACCACGCCCGGCACATCCTGCGGCTCTTTGTTTTGCTCAATAATCAGCGTCGTCATGAAAACCTCGGGTAATGGGTGGGCGGTGGACGCCGCTCGCAGTCAGGGCAATAAATACCCGCATTGAACGGCGTGCCGCCCGGCTCGGGGAGCGCTCGATTAACCTGCGGCTTTTGCCGCCTTTGGTGGACGCCCGCGCCGTGCCGCCGGTTTAGCGGCAGGTTTGCGCGTGCGCGGTTTAGTCTTTTGGGTTTTCGGGGCGGGTTCAGGTTTTGGCCTGAGCTGACGCTCTAACTGCTCGATATCCTTTTTCACCTCGATAGTGCTTTCTAACTGGATCGCACGCTGCAGGTGCGCCAGCGCCTCGGGCAGTTGCTTCACATCACGCAGCACGTAGCCGGTGATTTTGTGCAGCTTTGCACACACGATATCGGGCATATCCGCGTGCTCCGTCAGGGCGATGGTGTCGAGGAGGTTCGCCAGTTCGAACGGCTGTTTTGCAGCGAGCAGGCGCTGCGCGGCGAGCGCGACCTCTTCGGCCAGCAGGCACGGCGTCGGACGGCGACCGACTGGCATAGTGAGGCCGTAGGCCATGGCGTAACGGGCAATCTCCAGCGCCCCGGCGATATCGTCAGCATCGAGACGCCAGAGCATGACCGTCATGACGATGTCATCCTGCGCCCCTTTCCCACTTTCGAGGACGCCAGCCACCCACGGCAGGTAGAACGGCAGCAGCTCGCGTTTTTTTGCGGCTTTACGTTCTTTTGAACTGATTTGTTTTAGCGTGCGGTTGTCTGCGGCCAGCTTAACGAGCATCTGCTCATAGGCAGTTGCATTACGCAGCGGGACAGCATCCCGCTGCGCAGTTTCGGAGGCCGAGACCCGCATCATGTGACGCGCTGCGGGACTCGTCATGGCTTACTCTCCGCTTTCCGGTGCTGCAGGTGCGGTGAAGTCACCGAGTGTAATGTTTTCAATCAGGCACCCGGCGGCGTAGGCCTCGACCACATAGTCAATATTCATTGACTCGTAGTTTTCAATGCGGTCTTTCTGAGGCTTTTCGACGATGCTGCGGCGGTGTGCGTCGTCCATGAAGTAAATCGACAGGTTATCGAGACGCGTCACCATCAGGGCATTAGCCGGGAAGTAAGGCACACGCACGGCTGGCAGGTTGCCGATACGCTTCTGGCTGATGATGATGTCAGCGGCCAGCGACTCGGTGTTTGCCTGCTCTTTGTTGACGATCGGGAAATATTTATCCGCCATCAGCTTACGCCCGGTGATGACAACCAGTTCCGGGTCGTCCTGATAAATCTCGTCAATCAGGTTGCCGGTGGCATCCATGACCAGCGCGTCGAGGTTCGCATAGTCGCCGTTTTTACCCACGCGGATCACTTCAGAAATCACCGCACCTTCTTCGTCAGTGATTTTTGACATCACGCGCGCTGGCGCTTCATTGCGGTACTTCTGCAGCCAGCCCGTCGCCACATCCTGCAGCATCGGATTCTTTTTGCGGTCGGACGTCGCCGCGCGCTCGATGCCGTTGAAACCGGCCATGATGAAATCGAGGGACTGACGTTTGATGATCGCGTCGCGGATACGAGTCTGGAAGTCCTGGAATCGCGCCCACAGGTCGAGCTGTTTGTAGCGGATATGGAAGTCAAAGTTAATCTGCGCGCACTCGTATTTGTTGGACTCCAGCGCGGTGAAATCAGCGGTTTTACGCTCGTCGTCACCGGCGGTGTCGGCAGTGCTGGCAATCGTACCGTTAACGCCCACCCCGACTTTTTCGCCTTTCAGCTCGTCGACCGGCACGATGTTGATTTTGGTCAGAAACGCGGATGACATCTGCAGGGTGGTCATCAGGGTTTGCGTGACCGACGGCTCGACGGTGAATTTCTTCGCCACGTCATCGGTGGAAACGCCGTTCAGCTCCGCGACGCGGGACAGGTAGGCATTGAATTTGAAGCGGGTATCTTTACGCATGGTTATTCCTGTTCAGGTAATAGGTATCTGGCCGGGCAGCTCACCCGGTGGGTTATCAGCAGTTGGTCAGCAGCTCGTCGCCGGTACCGCCTTTTGAAAGCTCGCGGCGCGGCTGGCGCTGACTTTCGGTGCTGTCGAGGGAGCTTTTGAGGGAGGTAAACGCCTGCGCGTTTTCATCGACTTTGCTGGTCACGTCGTGCTTAAGCTGCGCAAAAGCGGTCTCAAGCTTGGTGACGCGCTGGTCAGTAGCGTTGAGATTGGTTTGCACCTGCTCGGTGACGGTGGTCACCGCTTCATGCACATCAGCGAAACGGGCGTCATCGCTGGCCTGCTTACGGCTAAAAATGGCTTTGACCTTATCGGTCAGGCTGTTGAGCATGGTGTCGGGGACGTCCTCAAACTCCAGCTCAGCCAGTGAGGCCACAGAGAAAACGTCGTCCGGCTGGTCTTTTTTACCGGCGAGCGGGTTCTGAGCGGCGCGGCTGCAGAATTCGAGGTACTCCGTGCCTAGGCTTGCCGGGTCATCGGTGACGGCCAGCCCGATGAGGTAGCACTTGCCGCTGTTTGAGAAGTTCGGGCGGATCTCCATTGAGGTGTAAACCTTCTGCCCGGCACGTACCATGCTGACCAGTTCATCAAGCGGGGCAATTTTGGCAAACAGCGCCTTTTTGCCGTTAAGCGCAGAGTCATCGCTGATTACCTCCGCCTTAAGCGCAGCCACATCGCCATAGCGTTTAAACAGGCTGTCAGGCAGCAGCCCCCGGATATGTTCGAGGTTGATGCGGCAGCCGTAGACGCGCGGATCGAACGTGTCGGCCATATCCTGAATATCATCGCCGCTGATGACGCGACCATCGCAGGTGTCACCCTCGACGCCGATGCGAAACCATTTAGAAACTTTCTTTGCCATTGTTCAGGTGTCCTGATGTTGGGTTTTCGGGTCGGGTTTAGTTTCCCGACTCTGACCCGTATCAGCCACCGCTTGCTCTCCTGTTAGATCTGATACAACAGTCACTTAGCGCGAATAACCCCCTATTTCCTTAGCCTTGCCACGTCACACCAAAAACGAGGCAAGCATGACCATTTCAACTGACCTTTCTCTGTTAAATGACCCGCGACGACAGGCGCGGCTGTTGTACTGGCAGGGGTTCGCCGTGCCGCAAATCTGCGACATGCTGCAGCTCAAGCGCCCAACCGTGCAGAGCTGGAAACAGCGTGATGGATGGGAAGAAACCGCGCCGATTAACCGCGTGGAATCGACGTTAGAGGCGCGACTTATCCAGCTCTACGCTAAGCCAGACCTGACCGCGCATGACTTCAAAGTCGCGGATTTTTTGTCGCGCCAGATGGAGCGGCTCGCGCGCATTAACCGCTACGGCCAGACCGGAAACGAGGTGGATTTAAACCCCAATATCGCCAGGCGTAACAAAGGGGGTCGAAAAAAGCCGAAACGCAATTTCTTCAGTGATGAAGCGATTGAAAAGCTGGAAGAGATTTTCTTCGACCAGTCGTTTGACTATCAGCTCCGCTGGCATAAAGCGGGATTAGAGCACCGCATCCGCCACATCCTGAAATCCCGCCAGATTGGCGCGACGTTCTACTTTGCGCGTGAGTCACTCCTGCGCGCGCTTAAGACCGGGCAAAACCAGATATTTTTGTCGGCCAGTAAAACGCAGGCTTACGTGTTCCGTAAGTACATCATCGCCTTTGCCCGTCTGGTTGACGTCGACCTGTCAGGAGACCCGATCGTCATCGGCAACAATGGCGCTGAGCTGATTTTTCTCGGGACCAATTCCAATACCGCGCAGAGCCACAACGGCGACCTGTATGTCGATGAAATTTTCTGGATCCCCAATTTCCAGAAGCTGCGCAAAGTCGCGTCGGGCATGGCCTCGCAGTCGCACCTGCGCACCACCTATTTTTCGACGCCGTCCACGCTGGCGCACGGTGCATACCCGTTCTGGTCAGGCGAGCTGTTTAACCGTGGCCGCAGTAACCGCGACGAACGTGTCGACATCGATATCAGTCATCAGGCGCTTGCCGGTGGCATGTTATGCGGGGACGGACAGTGGCGGCAGATTGTCTCCATTGAGGACGCGCTCGCCGGTGGCTGCACCCTGTTTAACCTCGACCAGCTTAAGCAGGAAAACAGCGCGGATGACTTCCGTAACCTGTTTATGTGCGAGTTCGTCGACGATAAAGCGTCGGTATTCCCGTTCGAGGAGCTGCAGCGCTGCATGGTCGACGCGATGGAAGAATGGGAGGACTTCGAACCGTTCGCCGACCGTCCATTTAACTGGCGTCCTGTCTGGATTGGCTATGACCCTTCACACACCGGCGACAGCGCCGGATGCGCGGTACTGGCTCCGCCGCTTGTTGCCGGTGGCAAGTTCCGCATCCTTGAGCGTCACCAGTGGAAAGGCATGGACTTTGCCGCACAGGCCGAGGCCATCCGGGCGCTGACCGAGAAATACACCGTCGACTATATCGGCATCGATGCGACCGGCATCGGCCAGGGTGTTTACCAGCTCGTACGCTCATTCTTCCCGGCAGCGCGCGCTATCCGTTACACGCCGGAAATGAAAACCGCAATGGTGCTGAAAGCAAAAGACACCATCAGGCGCGGGTGTCTGGAATATGACGCCGGTGCGACCGACATCACTCAGTCATTTATGGCTATCCGCAAAACCATGACCAGCAGTGGCCGCAGCGCCACCTATGAAGCCAGCCGCAGTGAGGAAGCCAGCCACGCGGATATCGCGTGGGCGACCATGCACGCTCTGTTAAACGAGCCGCTTTCCGCCGGTAGCGGTATGCAATCAGCCTCCATTCTGGATATTAACTAAGATGAAAAAACGCCAAAAGAAACAGCCCAAACAGACCAACATGACCGCCAGCGCGCCGCAGAAAATGGAGGCGTTCACCTTTGGTGAGCCCTCCCCCGTTCTGGATCGCCGCGACATCCTCGATTATGTCGAATGCATCAACAACGGCAAATGGTACGAGCCGCCGGTCAACTTCTCGGGACTGGCAAAAAGCCTGCGCGCCGCCGTGCACCACAGCTCCCCGATTTACGTCAAGCGCAACATTCTGACCAGCACCTTTATTCCGCACCCGTTGCTGTCACGTCAGGACTTTAGCCGCCTTGTGCTCGATTATCTGGTGTTTGCCAACGGCTACCTTGAAAAGCGCATGAGTGTGACCGGCCAGCTCTTTAAACTGGAAACCTCCCCGGCCAAATACACCCGCCGTGGCGTTGAGGATGGTGTTTACTGGTACGTGTCGAGTTTTACCCACCCGCACCAGTTCGCCCCCGGCTCGGTGTTTCATCTGCTTGAGCCCGATATCAATCAGGAGCTCTACGGGATGCCGGAATACTTGAGCGCGCTTAATTCCGCCTGGCTGAATGAATCCGCCACGCTGTTTCGTCGAAAGTATTACCAGAACGGCGCGCACGCGGGCTACATCATGTACGTGACCGACGCGGCGCAAAGCAGCACCGACGTTGAGGCGCTGCGCTCTGCCATGCGCGACTCGAAAGGGCTCGGGAATTTCAAAAACCTGTTTTTCTACGCCCCGAACGGGAAACCGGACGGCATCAAGATTGTGCCGTTGAGTGAAGTCGCCACGAAGGATGATTTTTTTAACATCAAGAAGGTGAGCGCCGCTGACCTGCTGGATGCGCACCGCGTGCCGTTCCAGCTTATGGGTGGTAAACCCGAGAATATCGGCTCAATGGGGGATATCGAGAAGGTGGCGCGTGTGTTTGTGCGCAACGAGCTGACGCCGCTGCAGGAGCGGTTTAAAGAGATTAACGATTGGTTAGGAATGGAGGTGATCCGCTTTAAGGATTACAGCATCGAGACCGACTAAACCCGCCCAAAATGCCGCCTCCGGGCGGCACATCTTCAAAGCGTGCCAGATGGCGCACACGCGACGCAATCACCACCGCAGCACATTGACCGCCCCCACAACGCACCATGCCACCACGACGCGCACAGACGCGCAAAACAAATCCTGTCACCTCATCTGGCGCGCAGTGCTATCCCCGCCTCGCCTGCCCGCTTAAAGGGTCGCTTTTAATGCAATTGCATGAGCATGCCCCCTAGAGCTATGATGCTGCATTGGTTGATAAAAACTACTTTTCATTCCGCATGCATTTTGATGCGTTTTAATGCAAGCCAATAAAGCAATCAAATTTTTAGGTTTTACTCGCACAGCGGAATCAAACTACTCAAACCTGTATAGAAGAGGGGATTTAAATGTCAGAGTATTTTTTTGAGTACGAAGAACAAGCTGAAAATGAAGATGATGTTGAGTTGGTTGAGGGGACGGACTTCTCTGCTGCGGTGGTTAGCGGAACTGACTGGACTACAGAGACCATTATAAATCAAATTAATAAGAATAACATTCAACTAAATCCAGATTTTCAACGTCGCGATGCGTGGGACAAAGCCAGGAAAAGTAATTTCATTGAGTCGTTAATTTTAGGCCTACCCATCCCACAGCTAGTTTTGGCAGAAAGAAAAGATCAGAGAGGAGCATATATAGTTCTTGATGGAAAACAACGGCTATTAAGCATCCGTCAATTTGCCGCAAATAGAGACGACGAGGTTTACTCGCCCCTAAAGTTGAGTGGCTTAGAAATCAGGGTAGATCTGAAAGGAAAAAACCTGCATGACCTTAAAGAGGATGCTAATTTTTATAACGATGTAGCTGCTTTTGAAAACCAACCAATAAGAACTGTTGTAATTAAAAACTGGCCGAGTGAAGAATTCCTCTATCACGTCTTCTTACGACTCAACACTGGTAGTGTGCAACTTGCACCTCAAGAACTTAGACAAGCTCTTCATCCGGGAGATTTTGTTTCCTATGTTGATGCGGTTGCACCGGATAACGAAGCGATTAAAAGCATACTAAAGCTTAATAAGCCAGATTTTCGCATGCGTGATAATGAATTACTTTTAAGATATTACGCACTCAAAAATTTCCTTCCAGAATATGCCGGCGACCTCAAAAAGTTCCTGGATAACACCTGCCTAGTTTTCAATAGAGATTGGGGGCGTGCTGAACATAAGATTGTAGAACAATATCAAAGTCTAAACCTTGCTCATGAAACTATTTTGAGTATATTTGGTAGCAATAGTTATAGAAAATGGTTTGCAGGAGATTATGAAAAGAAATTCAACAGAGCTATTTTTGATATTATGGCTCTTTCATTTTCATTCCCTGAGGTTCGTGACGCTGTTATTGGCAGAGAGCAAGAAATCGAAGAACTATTCAGAAGGCTTTGTAGTGGGAACTATCATTTCCTTGCATCAATCGAAACAACAACGAAAAGTTTGAAATCCACGCATACCAGAATATCTGTATGGTTCAATGAATTAAACGCGATTTTAGGAACTAATTTACCAACTCTCGAGCTGGATGATACTACTAATAGAATAAAAGTGGTGTAATTATGGCTAGTTCTGATAGGTTTATCATATTGCAGGAAAGGCTTGAGGAGTTAAGGGGTCACTTGCTTCCTGCAGAATTTTCGCCCATAGGTGAGTACGATCCTGTGCAGCTAGATATGGCAAAGGGATATCGTCTCTTGACACATGCAGAGTTTGAATCTTATTTGGAGGATGTCTCTGCTGACACTGTAAATTATGCTTTGAGACAATGGGGGGAAAATAAAACCCCTTCCATGACAATTGTTTCATTCCTTGCTGCATATCACAGTTGCTGGTCAGTTGGTGATGAAGAAAACAATCAAGAGCTAATCAATTTATCTCAAGGAAGAAGCCACCCAAAAGATTCACTCAGTGAAGTCATGAATATAGCTAGCAGACAATTCATGAAAAAAGTCAAATCGAATCATGGAATAAAGGCGAAAAACTTCAAACTTCTAATGTTACCTACTGGCATAGACATCGATGATCTAGAGCCAGAAATGTTACCGAAATTAGATAGTTTTGGTTCCAAACGTGGTGAAATAGCACATACGTCAGGAAGAGGTAGGGTTAATCAACAAATAAATCCAAAAGACGAGCTGGATGATGTTAATTTTTTACTCGATTGTTTTCGAGCGCTAGATTTAAAGTTAACCGAAATAAAAGAAACCATTTAGAGCCCAACATATAATTAAGCCATGTATTTTTGCATGGCTTTCATCTGACCAACTCCTGAAAAAACACTGATGTCACTCACAACCAATTTTTGTAATGATATCATATAAATCATCTTTACATGCTTGAGAAACTCGGCCACTCATTTAGTACCAGATAAGAGAATTTATTATCGCCATAAACCACCGTTGCCCCACGCGCCAGCGCGTCGAGTTCCCACCGTTCCGGGGTAATGCCCTCCAGAGCTAAATCGAAACGAATTTTTGCGACGCGATCCCTTTCGGGTTTTGTCATCCTAGCTGATAGCGCTTGCTCGCTGGTTTTGAGCGGCGCATTGCTTCTTTGCTGCCGATTTTTGCGCGGTGCGCCAGCTTTTAACGCCCCGTTAAGCACCTTCAC